TCGTTCTTGGCAACTGCAAACTCCAGTACCCGCATCAGTTCGCCCTCCGGAAAGTCTTTGAGGTTATACAACTGATCGTACAAACTCTTGTTGCCTGATGTAATCGCAATCGAATTCCAGCGCAGTGAATTACTACGTTCAGCATTAGACTGTGACTGCATACGGTTGCGACCCCGACCGTGCGTAATAGCGTACGCCATCGCACTGACTTCCTCGTCTCCCATATTGGTCAACTCATCAATGGTAGGGGGTAGGTTGCCAAGCACTGCGATACGGTGCATACGTGCCAAATACTTATCCTCTTGGTTCATCAACGGTTCAAGGGGTCTACCCCAAATGCTGTTGACCGCAAGCTGTATCGTTGTCTTACCTACACCGGAGCCATTGTTTGTCAGGTGAATGATGGAGCCATTAAGTTTTGTGAACTTAAATAACGCCGAGCCAAACCCTGCAAAAAGTGTGAACGCACGTACTTCATTCCCTGCGGCGGCATAGATGTTGGCAACTTTCTTCCACTCAGCAACCGTACCTTTCTTGGTGTAATAGGCGGCAATCTCCGCAGTGGCGTTAGATGAGGGGCTGTAGTTCACACCTGATGCTGTGACTTCACGATTGCCAATGATGAACTTGGTATCGTCCTCATGCCAACCAAACTGTTGACGTGCCTTTTCTGCTTCTGTTAGGTGCTGAAGTTCTTGCACCCACTTGGTGATGTAGCCCATAAGTAAATCCAATCTTTTGTTGTATGCAGTGACACCTTGATATGCCAAGACTTCCCGCAATTTGTCCTTAGATAAAACGCTTGATAGTGGCGCGGAGAATTCACGAATTCCGTCTTTGGGCATGTGTAAGCGCATCCACAAAGATTCTCCTGTGTCAGGATCAGTCAATCGTTTTACGACGTAGAAGTCGTACTCATAGATCAACTCATCTTTCTCATCCTCACCCTTTTCATCTTTGCCCCAACCACGTTTGTACACACCGCCGTTCTTGCCACGAAAGTATGGGTATGGGTAGTCAGGGATTTCAACCGTGACTTCTTCTTCCAGTATGGCGTTGCGCATAACAACGATGTTGTCTTCTGCCTTGGCTTCGGCAATGCGTGAGCCAATCTGAATCGGTGAAGTAATCTTGCCCTTGTGTGGGCAGTCGTTGCACGGTGCAGAGTTAATGCTTGCAAACGTAGCGCACTTGTATGGCTTCTCCAGTAATGCGTGTGCCTTGTTGAACGTCTCTTGTGGATCGTACTCGGAGTGCTGATTGCTAATCTTGTGGATCGCTTTCTCACCGTCTTCGCAGTTGATCGCAATAGACAGACCCGCTCTCCATAGCGGTTCTTCTACAGTCTCTTGCTCTTTATAGATACGCAGTAGTTGTGCGCATCCATCACCCTCGGCACTCTTGCGCATGATAGTCCCAAAGCGGGACACACTGTTACCCATCAAGGCGCGGGTCGTTGCATCTATTGGGCGGCGTGGTGGTGCGTCAGAACCAAACAAACCTTGCGGCTCGTCATCCTCTTCTTCTACACCTATCAACGTCTTGAAGCGTGTGAACTCTACCGGCTGCGACTCGACCATTACAGATACGGGCTTGGGCGGGTTGTCCTTGAAGTTCAACGTCTCGGGTATGCGCAGTATTCGTGCGGCATCTGCTGTAACCGCAGGGTCAGCAAGCAGATTGTATGAGGCACAGAATTTCTTCAGTGCTTCGGCTGTTGGTTTCCAATCGTTGTAACCGATGGTCTCCTTCAGCGTCCAGTAAACGTGTATGCCACGTCCTGAGTTAATGATAGTGGGTCGAGGTAACCCTGTTGCTTTAACAAATAGTCTGAGTGCATCCAGTGCGGATGCTTGCGAATCGTATGGTTTGTTTTCACCACAATCTAGGTCAAGCCAAAAAGCCTTAAACCATTTTGCGTTCTTTGCTGTGCGACCTTCATCTTCCAAAAGATATTTAGCGCATCCAAAGTATGCGTCAAACCCCTGCGAGATAAGTCCATCTACGACTCCATCAATCTCATCAATCGTTTCTACAAAAGTCTGCCTCGGCGCACCCTTCTTCAATCCAACCACACAGTACAAACCTTCAGAGGCAAGTACAGATGTGAGAAAGGGGTTCCGTGTTGTCATTGTTCGCTCTTTTACAGACAAATATGCCTTCCGGTCTACTGGCGATAGACCATGGGCGGGGGATCAAGTTGCGGCGTTGGCCGTTAGGCGGTCAAGCAGTTCCCATAATACTTTGCGTTTGCTCGGGTGTGGCAGTGCTTTCCCCAAGAACCACATGTAAATGGCCTGACGTGATACGTCTAAATGTTCAGCTACATCCTGTACTGGAATGTCACGTTGAATGCAAATGCGTCCAAGTTGTACACCCACATGAAATGGGTCTGCCTTATTGTTCGCATCTACAAACTTACGGGAATAACCTCTGTTGTTCATAGTCTTCTTTTTTTATAACCTTCATTACGCGCTGACTACGACCTGAACGTGCTTGACGTTTTTCGCCTGTATCAACAACCCAACCCTTGCGGATCAGTGGTGCGTAGCGTGGGCTAATTGTTTGAATCCCAAACTCAGGCAACATCCTCACAACGTCATCACCAATACAGCCGTTTGGAAACTGCTTGATAACGTTGTAAACAATACGCTCAAGTTCGGTGGTATCAAATGACTCGGCGGCTTCGTGGCTCGTCTCGGGGTCAGAGTTACGCGCCAGCCCGGGATTTGGGTTTGGCTCACTTGGAAAAAGTTGTTGTTGCATGATGCTCTCCTTTGAGGTGGGGGTACTGACCGCTCGTCCGCAAGCTAAGTTGCACGGCTTTCCCCCCGATTCAATTACTCTTCAGCCCAATCGTCCAAGATGTCAGCCACATCTTTTGGTGCGGCTTTCTTAGCACGTTTGGTAGGCTCTGCTGTTTCTACAGCTTCAGCCTGTACCTTGGGTTCCGCTTTAAGAGCTTCTACAGCAGGGCGAATAAATTCCGCTTTTGTAGCACCATCCATTTGCGCGGCAGTTGCGGCGATAGCAAGTTTGGCTTCCGTAGACTGACCCTTCTCTTGGGTCTGTGCCAACTCTTCTTCGTTCAAAGGACGCACTGCCTTGAACGTCAGGCGTGGTGTTGCGCTTGCAGTATCAAAACGCATTTCAGTGACGACGGCGGTCACTGGCAAACCATGACTGCCCAAGAACTTTGCGTATGATTGCAAGGGCATCTTGCCATTCTCAGCCGCACCAAAGATTGACTGAGCAGGGAGAGTCAGTTGATAAATGTCTCCACGAATATCGTTCTCCAAGAGGACGGCAAGGCGTTGACTGAATCGGCATGCGCGGGAATCACCTTGGCCGGAGCCTTTGATGTTTTGTTGGCATGATGCGCACTTGCTTGCTTGTGGTTGCTCAGACTTGATGTCGGGCGTGACACCATCGTTTGACCAACATGTGGGTGCCATTGCTTGGCCTTCTTGATATGTCCCTGCATAGAATGTTCTCGATACGTTTGCGTTTGCCGCCGCAATAATAATGTTCATTGCACGGTCTTCGTTCTGTGCAATTTCTTTTCCATCGACCATCATGCGGAACACGTTGCCGCGAATGGAGATGCGCTTACCACCGCCGTTACCACTGCCGCCCATCAAGGCTTTTGTGGTTGCGTCTAATTGTAAGTTCTTCAAGTGGGCAGGTAGTGTGTTGCCGCCCTTAGAAAATAGTGTCATTTCGCTCATTTGGATTCTCCAGTTGTTACAGTTTTGGTTTGCATTAAGGCATCAAGATCGGCGCGATTGAAACGCACTTTGTTGCCTACTCTAAAATGGGGGATGTCCCCCGCCTTGACCATGTTGTAGATTGTCTGACGTGACATCCGCAACATCTTTGCCACTTCGGGCACGGTCAATGATTGTTCAAGTTCCACTTGTGGTTCTCCTTATAGTTACGCTGTATTTGCTGTCAGTGTTCAAACCCATAGGCATAAGCTCGGGGTTCTCTTCCAACAGTTGTTTCATGGTGGTTTGACTGATACGGCGTTCAAGCAGTTCGGGCATCTTGTTTTCCAAGATGAACTTGTGCATTGATTCCCAGTCGCTTGTCCAATAGCGTGTCTTCACAGTACGCATTACCGTACCGTGAGTGCTACCAAGACGATCAACACCGATCTCCTTGCAGATGTCCAATAGCTTGGTCTCCACAACTTCCATCTGTGTCTTTACCGTGCTGTCAGCTTCTTCGTATGAACGCAAAAGTTCGGCACGTTTGTCGCGCATCTTGATGTAGACGGCGACGAGTTTATCAACCGATATTGTCTCGGTCATAGCTCTCTCCTTTTTGTTTTGTGCATGGATAATAACATAAACTTTACATTGTCAAGAGTTTTTCATCTAAGTATTTCCCCGTATAAATCAATCATTCGATTGTGAATGTCTACCTTGTTCTCTAGCATCTTGTACATCCGGCGTTACCCCACTGCCTTGCACAAGTGCACCACCACTGAGGGATTCTTTTGCCCCGCTCGGTGAACACGCGCATTGGCCTGAAGGTAGGTCTCGACTGACATCACTGGACTCCAGTAGACGATGGTATTGGCGGCATGCAGAGTTACCCCGTGCGAGGCCGCTTGTGGTTGGATGACCAGTACTTGTAGGTCATCTTTCGTTTGGAAACGGTCAAAGATTTCTGAACGTTTCCCCACCGACACACCGCCATGAATGACGGCTGTCGGGTACCCGTGCTTACGTAGGTCATCTGCAACCACCTCGATGGCGTGTCTGTATGGCACAAACACTAACACCTTGTGGCTAGACTCTTCGATCACCTCACGTAAGACTGCAAGTCTATTGCTTGCATCGAAATGGATTACTTCTCCTGTATCTGAATACACCGCACCACCAGATAATTGTAGGAGTTTGTTTAAATTCGCAGCGGCGTTGACTGTAGTGATCTCCTCGCCAGCGGCTTGTACGATGAGACGTTTACGTAGCAACTCGTAGTATTTCTCCTGTTGGGCAGTAAGAGGTACGTCTCGCGTTACGTAAGTCATCTCAGGTAAGTCCAAGCATTGCTCTTTCGTAAAACGTATGGCGGGTTGTAGTGCCTTATGAACAACTTGCTCTGACTCTAACTTGGGCACCCATTTGAACTGACTGATCTTGTGCATGACCTGATCACGAAACCCCCCGTAGAAGCGTGGAATCCCCTCGGGGTTCACTAGCTTGGCAATCCCGTAGGCATCCAGTGGCGACTGCGATGCGGGTGTACCCGTCAGCATCCACAGCCAAGTGTGCGGCTTTATCAGATTGTTTAACACCTTCCAACGTTTTGTAGAGGGATTTTTATAGGCGTTAGCCTCGTCAATAACAATGAGGTCAAAGCCGCCTTTCATGATGTCAGTGGCAACGATCTCTACCCCGTCATAGTTGATGATGACGTACTCAGCATCCCCTGCGATGATCTCCTTGCGCTTCTCCGGCTTGCCATAGGCGGTGTCCACCTTGCGGTGCATAGCGAACTTAAACAAGTCATTACGCCATGCCGACTCCATGATAGACAGTGGGCAGATCACCAGTACACGCTTGATGATGCGCTTTGATAGTAGGTAGTCCGATGCCCAAATGACTGAGCCAGTCTTGCCCGTACCCTGTTCGTTAAAACAGAACGAGCGCCGGTGCATCGTCAAGAAAGACGCTGTAACTTTTTGGTGTGCGAAAGGTTTATACAGCCCGGGCCAGTTGTATGACGCATTGATGGGCGAGGGTACATCTTTGATCTTGAGGTTCTTCAAGACGATGGACTCCTCCAAGTCCCAATTCACCAAGACTTCTGCAATCTCACCATCATCTGACACAACTTTGCTCTTTGGAATCACCGTAGTGATTCTGTCGGGATTGCGTACCTTCAGCAGTAACGCACGGTTATCAATAATTTGCACTCTTCTCTCCAATGACTAACGTCCTGAACACGGTGTGTGTGTGTGTGTCAGGTTCTTTTTATAAGCTCGGGGCTTCCACCCGATCCCACTTCGCTTTAACGTCTGCGTGTCCTAGACGGTCAACTCTCTGTTGAAAGTTTTAAAAACATCGTTGACTGATACGGTTATACGGGTCAATCTCATAACCCCCGTCTGCTACTACTCGTACCTTACCTCGCAGACTATTTTACGAAACCTATTTTTTCTTGCGCTCTCTCGCACTTACCTCAGACACCACCTTGTGGTTCGATCCGCGCTTGAATGATCTGTTGGCCGATGCGCTCTCAACACGTACACCGTTCTTGTTACTGCCACCTTTAGACAACGCCTTCATGTGGGCAACATCTTTGCCTTCACGCATGTCAGCCTTGCCGTTGCCGTTGGCATCCTTGCCTTCTTTGTCTAGCTTACGCCGTGCACGTTGTCGCTCCATTCGCGCTTCGTGTGCACCCGCACGTTGCTTCTCTAATTCGTATTCGCGCTTGACGTTACGGTCAGCGGGGTTCTTGTAGGGCATGTCAATTCCTTCCGTTATGGCTACATTCTGATACAGGACACCATGCTTTGCAAGTGAAGTTTTTCTTGGGATTGAACACCCCAGTTTCATACGCTGTTTCACGTGAAACAAGCACATCATCTAGCTTGGCAAAGATATCAAATCGGTTGTGGGCAGGGAAATCCACAGGTATAAAGTCCTTACAGACTACGAACAATAACCCTGCCCGAACGAACTCAATCTCAGGGTAATGCACGAACACACAAGCGGCCATCAGTGCCAGTTGTTTTGGGTCTGCGTAGCGACTGCTCTTGCCCGTCTTGTAGTCAATGACTCGGGCTTCTTTCTTCTCACGGTCGATGATCAGCAAGTCGGCTATGCCTCTATACCAAACATCTTTGTCAAAGAAGCCACAAGGCGCGAACTTACCGTCCACCTTCTTGATGCCCATCTTCAACTCACAAATCTTTTCACCGTCAATCTTCATGAGCTTCTCAAGCATGGGTTCCATGTACTTGTATTGCTCGGGGATCGGTGTGCCATCCCGCACGTACTCTTCGGCGGCGGTGTGTACCGCAGTGCCATACAGCATTGCTTCACTCTCAGGCTCTTTGATATCTTTCACCACACGCAAGTGGTAATACTTCTTTGGGCACTGATCAAACAATGTGATGCTTGAGTAACTCCATGCGGGTGCTTTTTTCATCCGTTTTTTTCCTTGAGTTTGGCTTCTATTGCTTTAAACATAGGTACATACCAACCACGGTTATCCCATATTTCATCCATTTCTTCGTCCGTCAGCCCAACCCACCCACGCTCGGGCAACGGATGCCCTGCTTGTTTGTAGGCTTCATCACGCCAAAGTTGTGCTCGTTTCTTGTGGTGTTCACAGTTGGGGCAGTCAGTCATACTCACCATCCCATTCATCTTGAGGCCAAACTAGCACAGGGGTATCAATACCTAAGTAACCGCCTTCGATATTAAACTCGATAAACTCACGGGCTTCCTCGGCATCCATGCCATCGCGCATGAGAATCTCCCTGATCTTTTCAGCGTCATACACTAACACACCAACACGTTGTTGGTCGCGCCATATAAGCGCAGGGCCAATGATGGCTTCATCATAGTGGTCGTACTTAATCATCGCTTCATCTCCCTAATATATACAGCGAAACTATCAACCGTGTCTTTACCAAACACAGTCATCTTCTCAATCTCTTTGGCAACTTCTTCTAACGTGTCATTGCGTATCTTTTCGTATACCTCGTTGACTTGCCTCTTGCGCCAACCGCTTTTTATTTCTTCGTTCATAGCTCTTCTCCTTTTCTGCGTACATTTCCCAAACAATTTTTGCGTTAGTACCCCAAATGTCACCAACCAAATATTTCAACTCTTGATACATATCGGGGTCTGCGGTTCTTAAATGCTCTACCCATTCAACGTCAGAGACCATCGGTTTAAGCTCATCCCACTTCTTACGTAGCTCACGATCAGCCTTGTACATCCTCTCTTCTACTTCACGCCTTTGCTTGAATATGGCATTGTCACGGGCTATCTTTGCTTGTGCACGTGCTTCTCTCTGCTCTTCGGCTCTTGCTCGTTCCTTTTCCCATCTTGTTCTAGCAGATTCCTCTTCCGTTTTCTTTTCCGCTGTTGTTAGGTAGTACCCGATCAACTGTCTAAGAGTATCTCCCCGTGATGGATGCTTCAAGTTACGTAACGCCTTGGCTTCAATCTGCCTAATACGCTCACGTGTTACATCAAACCTAATGCCAACTTCTTCTAATGTGTAGTCACAATCCAGTCCAATCCCAAATCGCATGCACATCACTTTCTTTGCTCTTGGGGTCAACGTATTTAGCACTTCTTCAACAACATCAACCATTTCTTTTTTGTGTACCTCTTCCTCGGGATCATGGCACTCACGATGCTCATACGGTGGGCATGGGATTTCGGGCAACATCGAATCTTCTTTGTACCCATAGTAATAATACGTCTCACGCAGTTCTTTACTAGCACCTACCATCGTGCCGTAAGGGATGCTTGTCCCTTTGTTTATTCTGCCGTGTGCGCGTGGTTTTCTTTTAACAGTCTCCATAACTCTCTCCAATCCCTGCCTCGCAGTTCAATGGAATGCCTTGTGCCCATGAGGGTACAAACCGCATGCACTCCATCACATACGCCATAGCCTCTTCGGCTTCTTCTTTTGGTGCCACACACGCTACAGCATCATGAACAGTGAGTACAACGCGATACTTCCTGCTGATCTTGATTAGCTGTTCGCCAATGATGCAACGTGCCAAGCCCTGACAAATGTTCTCTGCCAACTTGCCCCCGTACAGCTTCACCGCGCCTTTGCGTGAATCATAAATATACTGGTCTTTTCCATCTTTGTCTCGTATTTTTCGCAAGTTTGGGTATCTTTGATACAACCCGTTGGGCATCAGGATTCCCTCTGCACCAATAGTGATACAGCCGTTACCCCATGTGGCAGTACGCCCCTTGCTCATAGCATCAATCGCCGTGGAACCGGACTTCCATAGGGTGGGGATACTAGGATAGGTACCACGGTAGGTAGAGATAATCCTTGCAGACTCCTCTGTACTGATCGACACACCGAAAGTCTTGAGTTGCGTTTGGAACTTCGCACCGCCCATGCCATAACCCGCTCCAAGAATGGTGGTTTTGCCAACAAATCTTTCAGACGGGGTGACCTCTTCTCTTTCCTTGCGGTAGATAGCCGATGCCATGATCTTGTATACGTCCTCGCCATTTTTAAATGCCTCCACCAAATCATCTTGTTGTGCGAACCATGCAAGTACCCGCGCCTCGATCTGCGCGGAATCGCAGTCAATGATCACGTGACCCTCGGGTGCAAGGATGGCCTTCTTGAGCTTCCCTGCGTTCGCACCACGTGAGGGAAAGTTTTGGAAATTGATCTTGTCAGACCCTCCCCAACGCCCCGTGTGGGCGGCGTAGTAGGAGAGGGGAACAGGTATCTTTCCCCTTCCCGCAATCCCAATGAGACGCTCGGTACGTGTCTCTTCCAACGTAGTCTTGTTACCCAATCGTGCCGCAACAAGTGTCTGTACGCGCTCATCAGGGTGCTCGGCCAAAGCCTTGAACCCTTCATCAGACTTAGCCAAAGCCAACGCTTCCTTACCCGTAGTCAGACTGATCTTCATGGGCGGCTCGACACCTAACCCACGCAAGACTTCAGCAAACTTTTGGTTGGACATCAGGTCTTCGATGTTCGCGCCACATTCATCAAGCAGGAGCTTCTTACGATCCTTCACCTCTACAAGATGTTGCTGTAAGAGAGACTCATCAAGGCGGAGCTGTGGCTCTGTGAACATCCGGATCGTCAGGTCAATCAACTTCAACTCAACCTTCTGAAACATAGGTAGCAGGGTCAGGAACAAGTCGTAGGTCAGGTCAACATCATTCCTACAGTACGCCCCATACTCTGCAAGCTGTTGCTCTGTGAAGTCACGCCGCCGCAGGTTAACGGCCTGTAACACTTCCTCACCCTTGACACCTAAGTTGTAATGCACTGCCAACTTCTTGAGACTGTTGCCCACCTCAATGCCGTTGATAGCACGTGCCATGCTCAAGGTATCTGCAATAGCTTTTGGTCTGATATCAAAGTGCCAGTTCAATATCGCCATGTCAAACATCGCATTGTGTGCAACCACCATGCTGTTGTCCCAATCAAATTGGTGTAACCAAAGGTCGATCTCATCCAAGGAATCACTGCACCATTGTGTTGGCTCGTTGTTTACCTTGACAGCAACCCCGACCACCTCGAATCGGGGATCACGTACATACTCTTCAGTCGTTTGGGTTTTGAACCCCAAGTCCTTGTTGGTGTAGTACGTCTCAAAGTCCAGTGTTATGAGATTCATTTCTTTTGCCGCGCTTCAAGCATTGCATCCGCTTGCGCATAAGCAACTCGGGCTATCTCTTCCTTGACATCTTTTTCCATAAATGCGCAAGCATCCACAAACTCTTTGTCACTTACGTAAGACTGCATAGCCTTTGCCGCAAAGTAATCACGCAAACTCATACCATTCACATTCCCTACGGGGAATGCAGGGCCACCTGTATGTAACATAATCTTTCTCCTTAAAAGTTCAAACCAAAGAACGCCTTCAAGTACGGCTCAAAGTCAGCAGTCTTAAAGATACCCATTTCGCCTGTGGGACGAAACCCCATGCCGATCTCTTCACCACCATCCAGTGGCCACAACAGATAGTCACCTATCACCATGGCATGATTTGGTACGTCCTCTAACCTGTAGTGACCACGGAATTGCCCGTCTTCAAACACTTCCCCGAACATGCGGGGTGCGTAATCAGTTTGCGCTTCCCTACGTTCTTCTAACATACGTTCTTTTAATTGTTCCACTAAACTTTTTACCTTGCTCATCGCACACCTCCAAAGATTTGATTCAGTTGTGTGTAGATAAACTTGGCCTCGTCTAACTGCATAGAGTAAGCGCCGAGTGATGTAGAGATAGTGATGTGCAAAGTTGTTGCACCAACAGCCAGTGGGGACGTGACCACGCGCTCTGTACGTTCTGCGGGAATCAACGTGTCGATACCCTTCTCTACCTTGGCCTTGACCTTGGTCTTCTTCTTTGTATATGCCTTGACCTTCTCACGCTTGGGCATGTTCGCACGAACGGCTACTGGAACTGCTGTGTAGGAAAATGTTGTCCTGCCCTTCTCACCATCAGGGGCTACCTCAATACGATTCACAAAGTTCTTGTCATAAAAACCTTTGAGGATTGCAGGTACATACGTTACGGGTACGGTTGGCATTGTTTCTGCAATGTATGCGCGTAGCTCTTTCCCAGTTACCCCGGGGTTCTTTGAAATCATATCCAACAACGTGTTTGAGAGTTGTTTGTTTCTGCTGTTTGTTTCCACGATAAGTTCCTTTACTTCAGTTTGTTTCCACTCTTGAAATGCTTGTTTGATTTTCTCTTCCATCAGCGTGTTCATTTTCCACCCCTTAATAAGTACCCCATTAACATACGAACATCTTCTATGTTGTCTTCATTGACCACCATAGCTAGTCCACCCTGCGCAATGATTTGCGCTATGTTCTTTTCCTGTAGTGCAGTTGTCTTCCCCTTTCCGGCTTTGCACTCGATAGCAAAGAACCTTTTCTTGTAGCACCCGATGATGTCGGGTACGCCTGACGCTCCATACCCACCTGTTGATGCGTAGAAATAATACGCTCCAAACCCTTTGAGTATCTCCACCACCTTGGTCTTAACTTTCTTTTCCGGTGTCATTCTTCTCTCCTTTCAGTTGTGCTTCGTAATGTTTTATAGGTAACCTTGCTTTGGCTTTCAAGTGTTTGCGTAACCAATCAGCACCTCCCATGTCTTGGAATATCAACCAATCTAAATCTGACATACGCACTTGGCGTCCTATCAGT